CTCCAGTGTTGTTGGACGATTGGGGCGGGTAGGGGTGTCCCTACTCACTCAGGCCAATGATGCGGCGGGCTTCGGCCAGCACGTCTTCGCCGGCGATTACCTCCACACCATTTTCAAAGTCGAGTTCAACCAGCGCTTCGCCGTTGCGATCGAACCGGAAGTAAGTCAGCGACAACTCATGATCCGAATCCGTCATCTGGCCTTCCTTGACGGTGCCCAGGTCGATCTTGTCGAGGCGACCGCGTGCCACCACTTCGATGGCCACCATGGGCGCGCCGGGCGTATCCGACTGGTAGGCACCGACAAAGCGCACGCCGGTGTCAGACGCGGCGTGCTTGGCCAGCGCCTTGAGCAGCGATTGCGTGTGCTCGCGCAGTTTGATGGTCATGGTGAGGGCATTCCAGCCAAGCCCCACCATGGCCGGGCCGCCCATGCCTGCGCCCCGGTATTCTTCGGTGTTGCGCTCGATTGACGGAAGCGTCACTTCCTCGGCTTTACCGAGATAGCCGACGCCATCCACAAAGACGTTCATCTTCTTCAGTGTTTCGGGAAGCATGGTCAGCTCCTAATCAAAGGGGTCAGAGGTGTGGGTAGGCGGACGCGGTTGCCGATCGCCGCGCGCTTACGCGGCGGCGATAGCGGCTTGCAGGTCCAGGATGTAGCTGTCAGTGATCCGCTGATTGAATTGCAGGTTCTCAATCGGCGGGACGGGCGTGTAGTCGTAGTCAATCTGCAACTTGCCCGCCTTCAGCTCTTCCACCGGGTTGAGTTCGGGGTTGAACCAGGCCTGTCCGCCAAGCAGATAGCCGTTATTGGTCAGGCTACGGAGCTTCGCGTTCACACCCTCGATGATGTCTTTGACATTCGGCAGGCTCATGGGGGCGTCCACAGCCCACATATGCGCTTCCGCCATGGTGTCAGCCAACACCTGAGCGGTGCGGGTGTAGTTCTCGAAGGCGAACAGACTTGTTGGATCCGCACATGTCCGGGATCCCCAGAAGCGGAACCCGTTTTCCCGAATGAGCGTGGTCACTTCGTTTTCGTTCAGGTAGCCCGCATCCGTGTCCGGGCTTTGAAGATCCCAATTGACGTGTTGCGAGATCCCGGTAACGCCGTTGACCGCGATGTTGGAAAGCGTCTTGTGCCAGCCAATCTCATTGTCAATCTTCGCCCGAAGTCCAGCGGCGCGCGCCGTGGCAAAGGCAGTGTCCTTCAACTGCGTGGTGGTGTTGAACTTCTGAAACTCGGGCCAGATCACCATGAGTTCGCGGGCATTGAAGTTGCCACGATAGGTGACGGCTTCTTCCTTGCTGGTCGCGCCATAGGCGGACACATAGGCAAAGGCGCGCAACTCCTGGGCGATGGTGACCAGCTCCGTGGCAACAGGCTGCGTGTCCAGGCCGGGAATGGCCAGGATGCGCGGCACCACGTTCAGTTCCTGCTTGGCGACGGTCAGCGCCTTCATGCCCGTGCGGGTGCCATCGGCTTCCACGGTGCCGATGATGTTGGCATTTGTGCCGGCTTCGTCCACGCCTTCTTCAACGCGCACCACCACCACCCAGGGGTTCGCCTGGTCGCGGATGGCATCCAGAGCGAAGGGCAGGGTGCCCGTGTCACCCGCCTTGCTGATGGCGGTGTAAATGTCCGTCATGAGAATGGGCGTGTTCAGCGGATAGGCGGCGGCGTCGGCATTGGGGCCGGTGCACACCAGGCCGATGACCGCCGTGCGAATGGTGCGGATGGGGCGTGTGCCTTCGTTGATTTCAACAACGCGGACGCCGTGGTGATAATCGTTGGGCATGGTCAGTCTCCTTCAAGCGCGGTGCGCGGTGTGTGGCCTTACTCCGGCTGCGGCCATGTCAGGGTGGACAAGATGGTGTCGATTTCGGCTGGGGTTGTGGCCGCGCGGATGGCCTGCTTGGCATGCAGCCGGGTTTGCTCGATCTGTGCACCGGCCAGGACCCAGGCGTCGCGCCGGGCGCGGATCACGCTGCCGACTTCGGCAAGCGTGTCGCCATCTACACCGATGCAGGCCGCGAGAAACGGGTAGTCGGTCGCGCTCGGGGCGCCGTCGCTCAAGATGGCGTCCGCTTCCACTTCCTTCTGTTGGTACGTCATGGCCTGACCAGCACCAGGTGTGAGGAATAGAAGCCGTGCAGTCTCGGCTGCGGCATCAACAACCGCGCCAGCCTGATGGCGGATCTGGTCGAGTGGAGGCGCGGGCGCTTCGTCCAAAGCATCGGCTGGCGGCTCCACACCGACTGTATGGATTGCGTGCTCGGATCCGTCCGGTAGCCAGTACGTCTTTCCGCGCCAGTCCGGAATCAGGTCCCATCCACCCCCGTTGAACACAGGTATGGTGTGTCCGACCGCTTCAGGCGGTGGCAGGGTTGTCGTGTTTGCCGGAAGTACAAGCCGGCCAGGTTCTCTCGGATCTGTCGCGGCTCCAGTGCTGTTGAGAAGGATGCCGTCGTCATCGAAGTGGAAGATTGTTGTCACGACCGCCTCCTAAGCGTACCGAATGAATGCGCGAGTGGCGTAGTTCTTTGGGCGCGTTTCAGCGCCGCCGCTTGCCTGTACGCCGTTCGTCTGTGTGGTGACGTGAGACACGGGGTCGTTGCCCCGACTGAAATAGTCGGTGCCGCCGGTGAGTTGAGCGGGCCGGAAGTACTGGAGGTGCGAGTGCTCCTTGAACTCGTCTTCCTGATAGCTTCCAAGGGATCGCCCAGGATCCAGGTTTGCGCCGCCATCAAGGACGCGGAGAAACGCACCCCGGTAATCGGGAAGGCGGAAGGTCGAAACACCATCCCCGTCAGAGAACAGGCCTTTTGCCGTTGACCATGCCGCTTCCGTGGTCAGTAGCCCGTTGGTATCAGCGAAGTTGAAGAGATCCGCGTAGGTGCTTCGATTGTAAGTAGCACCGTTCAGCTCAAGGAAATGGGAGGGGCTGGGGTTGGCGAGGGCGAAACTATAGGAGCCTATGCTCTGTTTGCTTTGCGCCAGAACGGCGGCAACAACAAATGCGGTGGTTGCGAGCTGCGTCGTGTTCGTTCCGGGATTCGCAGTAGGTGCCTCAGGCGTTCCGGTGAATGCCGGCGAAGCAAGCGGTGCCTTCTGGCTCAACAGCGTCATCATGGTTGTGCTGAAGTTGGGATCATCGCCCAGGGCCGCTGCCAGTTCGTTCAGCGTGTCGAGTGTGGACGGCGGCGCATTCAGGATCGACGCAAGCGCCTGTGTAACAAACTCGGTTGTGGCCAGGCGGGTCGAGTCGTTGCCGGCTGCCGGCGTCGGTGCCTCCGGTGCGCCGGTGAAAGTGGGACTCGCGATCGGCGCGCGGGCGTCTACTTCCTGCTTGAGATAGGCCGTGCGGTTGGCGAGCGCCTTGGCTTGCACATTGTCGATGCCGTCCGGTCCGCCCAATACAACGTCAGTTGTTTCAAGCTGGTAGATGCCATCTACCCAGACAGGATCTTCAGATAGATTGGCCATCAATCACCCCTCGTGTGAAGTCGCCATTGCGAATGACAACGCCGTTGCGCGTATTGAGAGCGCGGTCATATCGAAGCTGGTGCAGGCGATTGCTTTCGCGCTTCACCAGGTTGATGATCCGGCGGATTTGTTCAGCCTGCGGAAGGCTCACCGGCTTGCGCATGACAACCGTGAACCAGCACCAATGCGTGTAGACGCTGTAGAAGTGGGTTCCGTCGCGCTTCACCCTGCCGTCGCGGCGGCGCGCGTCTAACCCATCATACACGTCGCATTCGCCATAGCCGGCGGCACGAATGGCGTCCTTGAGCGCGCCGACCGTGCCTTTGCGCGCATGTACCAGAAGGCTTTGAGCTGTCACCGATCGCTTGGTGTCTTCAGACCAGCCATCGTCCCAGAGATCCACCGAGAAGGCGTAGGCGAGCCATGGCACGATATCCATGGGAGCGGCTTCCGGATCCCAGACCAGGCGGATGCCCGGATCCACGTCAAAGCGGCCGGCGGCGGCGGCATCAAGTGCGCGCTCAAGGGGTTGGGCATTGGGGGGCAGTAGGTCAGACATTCTGCACCACCACATTCACGGTGAAGCCCGTGCAGTAGGCGGCCTGTTCGCCTGTCGGCTCGATATCGTTGAAGCCCGTCAGCGTCACCTTATCGACACCGGCAACCGTCAACGCTTCGTGGATCCCTGATTCCGTCACCCGCAGTCCAATGGCGTGGCGTGCGTTCACGTAGTCTTGCAGGGCGTCTTCCGCTGCCGTCTGGGCAAGCGGGATCTGCGGGCCTTCGGTGACTTCAATGGTGGCGTCAATCGTGTAGCTCACCACGTCCACGGCTTTGACAATCACCGTGTCCCCCATGGGTCGGACATAGGCGTCCGTCAGATGTGCTTCTACGGCGGAGAGAACAGGCATCGTGGGGATGCCGTCGCCATCCCAGCCCATGACCACAACGGTGATTTCACCCGGATTGGACTGAAACGCATTGGCGTGTTTCACCTGGGCGGCGATGCCCACCGGATCAAATGTGTATTCGGTAATGACCGTGCCGGGCTGCGGACTGGTGATAGCGACGTTCGCAGGTGTCTCGCCGGCGGAAAGCGTGTTGAAGATGTACCCGCCGCGTGAACCGGCAACGCTCAGGGCTTCCGGGGAAAGCAGTATCCGCCGGCGCAAGGCTTCGTCGTCTTCATAGGTGGGGGGCACCGGGGGCGTGGCGAGCGGATCGCCCGCGTCCAGCAACAGGCGCGATACGCCATAGCGTGCGCCGATATGTTCCAGATCCGCACCCGTGGCATAGGCTGGCATCACCCGCCGGGCGTCGTCATTGGTGCGCGCGCGCCAGTGCACCTCGCGATAGGCCGCCAGCTCAAGCAGCTTGACCACGGGGTCACTCTCAAGGGCGGCGGTGAAGTCCGGATAGAGTAGCTGGAACGCCGCAATCAGTTCGGTGCGGATTGCCTCATAGGCCAGCTCTTGCAGCACTTCCGGCTTGGGCAGCGTTGCCGGATCTATGTAATCGAAGCGGCTCATATCAGCAGCCCCGTCAGCCGCGCCCTGTGGCCATCGGCATAGGCCAGATCCAGATCGATTTCCGTCTTGCCGTCTCGGGTGGCGCTCACCAGCTCGATGCGGGTGACCTTCACACGCGGTTCCCATTTGGCCAGCGCATCGGCGCACACGGCCTTCAGCAACATGCTTCCGGCGGCATTGGACGCGGCATCCACCAGGGAGAAGGCGAGAGATCCGTAATCGCGGCGCATGACACGGCTGCCAAGCGGCGTAGTCAGAATGTCGGTGATTGACTGGCGCAGATGGGCTTCGCCATCCAGCGGCGCACCCGTGCCGGCTGACATGCCTCTCATGAGCGGATCT